GTTGGTGCCTATAAGACGCAGCCAGCGCCCAGGCGCAGCTAAATTGGTAGCCATAATCGACCTCCTATAAAAATGGTAGGCGGGGGGCCGAAGCCCCCCTAACCAACCAGATTACGAGCAGTCAACCATGATAGCCCAAACACGCATGATAGACTCCTGCTGAAGCGCCGTCAGGAACAGCATATCAAGGGTGTCAGCGGAGTGATGATAGTTCGTAGCGACAGCAGTAGTCATCAACGTACCAAGACCAACCGCACTGGTAGCACTGGCAGTGTCAAAACCATCGACCCAAGCGTCAACATCACCGCCGGTGTACCCGATATCTATGGTACTGGCAGCAGTATTCGCCGTAGTGCAATCAACACCAACCGCCAAAATAAGAGTCTTGGCAGGAATATGCAGCACCGCCAACGAATCGGTGGCAGCCAACGCAGTGAGACTATCAGCCGCACGAGCGACGATGATCGCCGGGAAGTCTAGGTCCACCTGCTGAAGGTAGGTCCTATTGTTGGTAGAAGCCGTACTTGCAGCCGACCCCTTATTAAAACCAACTGTGTCAGTATAAGCAGCCATAATTTAGGTTCCTTCCGCTTATGCGATTGTGATGATACCGGCGGTCAGCGCGGTGTCTTTTACGACTTTGTAGCCGTACACCTGCAAACCACGGATGATATCGCCAAAGGTGGATTCAGACCGGAGAGTCTCCATATTGGTCATCTGCGAAGCGAAAGTCAGCCCCTTCTTATGACCAGCAAAAAGAGTAAACTCACCAGCAGCGCCCGTTGCGGACAATGGCAGATTATGGCTCACATAGAGAGTGAACCGGTCAATGACACCAAGCCGACCATTACGCAGCGGCGAAGAACCGTCGCCAGTAATAGATGCATCCTTGAGATCGGACTGTTTGATTAAACCAGCCATCTTAGCAGGAATAAGCATCCAGCGATCAGCCTCAGGGACATTAGCTTCGTCGAGGACCGTGCCATGATTAATGATCTCGGCCAGGACGTTCGAGGTCGTAAGAGCATTCGCCGTGCCAGTGACACCAAGGTCAATAGCAAGCGACTGCTCACCAGCCGTGAGACCACGGTTGGTTGCTGCGACATCACCAGCGATATTACCGAGTACATCAGTGTCGATAGTAATCTTCATACGCTCGGAAGCGTCCTTAGACCACGAATCCATCATAGCGATGTCTGATTGCACTTGGTCAACATCATCTTCGACAGCGGCGAAGTATTTACCTTTGTCGATGAGAAGCTGCAACTTCGGCTTATCGGGGTTCTCGACAGTCAAGGTCTGACCCTTGACATAATCATTGATCGTCAACTCGGGAGTCGTACGGATATTAACCGTATCACCATAGTTTTTGATCTCACCCTCGTAATCGGTATTGGCAATGAAAGCCAAAACCGTGGCGTCGTAGAAGTTTTCGATCAGCTTTCCAGCCCAGATTTCTGGGATGAAATTGCCGGTATAGGCCGGATGGCCCGGAGATGTAGCGAATGCCATCTTGTGGCTCCTTTAACTACGCGTTGACAATACGACCCTCTTGCTGCGCAGCAAAAATGTCGCGCTCAATTTTGTCACGCTCCTCCTCGTCGCCCTTAAACTTACCTTCCCGAACGTCCCTGTAGAAAGTCGTCAAGTCGTCAGGAGTGTAAGTTCTTTTTGTGTTGCCATGGGGGGTCGCGGAAGTGCGGCCTTTACCCGGGGCAACTTGTTTAGCAAGCTCGGAATTGGAAGCGCTCCGACTAGGTTGAGCTAGTTCCGTACCATTTGCCTGAACCCAAGATGTAAAGAAATTCGCAACCCGCTGGGCATCCATATCACGTTGGGCACCATCGAGGTACGTCTGACGAGTCATATTGGTGAGGGGATCAATTTCCAGTAACCAAGTTTGGAACTCGGGACTATCGTTAATCTCACGCCAATTAGGCACTGCATCAGATAAAGCAGACCAGAAATTTTGCTCGATACTCTGCGTTTGTTGATTAGCAATCTGCTCAACACGAGGGACAACTTGCCCCTGTAGCTGCTGAATAGTCGCGTTCAACGAGTCAATCTGCTGTTGATAACCACCGGTTATCTCTTGGCTGACCTTACGCATAATATCAATTGACTCCCCGTACTCCTCAACTTCGTCCTCCGTAAGGAGGGACTTGGGTTGTTCGGGTTCGGGGGATGCGTCGGGGGTCACCTGCATAGTGGAAATAAGTTGCTCCATATGCTGTAACCGTCCAGTTAACTGCTGGTTCTCCGTTTGTAATCGCGGAAGCTCAGCATTAAGCATCCCTTGCGCCGTACGCCATCTCTGTTCATACGTTTCGCTGTTCGGATCATCTTGGCCGCCTTCACCCTGCTCAACAGGTTCGGGCTGAGGTGCAACCCCATCCGCATCTGTCTGGCTGTTTACATCTTGTACAGGAGCCGCTTCACCTTCCGGCGACGGGGCTGAGTCCTCTTCGTTGAGGTCCTTATACAAGGCTTGAACCGCCTCAGTCTGCTTCTGAACTTGCTTTGGCACTGCCATCATACGCTCCTATCGGTGTGCGTGGTTAAGGTAGCTTGCCCTTACGAGCATCTGCTACGATCTCAGGGGCATCATTCAGGAGATTACTGATCTCCTGTAACACCTGGCATCGCCCCTGCGCGATGCCGGTGCTGCCATTTGCGTTGGGTAACCTCTTAAGCTCTGTGTGATACTGCTCATCGAGGAACGCCTTCGCAGCCGGTACATTCTGTGCGATATGAGCAAAAGCCCTTACAACTTCTTCATCCGGCTTAATCATACCGCTTGTCCTGTATTCTTATTAGAAACCAAATTTAACCCACCAGCCG